ATACCTAATTTACCTGATATAGGTGAGCGAAAATAAGTATAAATATACTAAGGCATATTACAAGATATTAGACCTTATTAAGTCAAACCCCAATGAGAACGTGTTTGTTATCAGAGGTGGTCAAGGTGCGTCTAAAACAGTTAGTATAATAGAGTTATTAATACAGTCTTTATGTTCTTCAACTAAAGAGGCAACTATCTTGTCATCTGAGTTAAGCAAGATGAAACGAACAGTTATACGTGATTACAAAAAGATATGTAAAGATTGGGGAGTATTAGAGAATGAGCATGACTTTAATAAGTCAGAAAGCAAGCATGAGTACTTTAATGGGTCTTATTTAGATTTCTTAGGTGCTGATGTAAATGATGTTGGTAAAGGATTTAGACGTGATATTCTTTATATTAATGAGGCTGATAAAATGGACGTTGATACGGCTGTTCAATTTATATCTAGGGCAGGATTAACTATTATAGATTATAACCCAGACAGCTTGTTTTGGGGCGATGATTACATAAATGAAAACAACTTTATTACACTAACTTTTGAGGATAACGAATACTTAGCAAATAGCGAGGTTAAGAGTATCTTAGACTATAAGCAAAAGGGCTTCTTTAATACTGATCTACCAACAGAAAGTCTGTTTACAGATGGTAATATAAAAAATAAATATTGGAGTAATAAATGGCGTGTTTATGGCTTAGGATTAACAGGTAATTTAGACGGCGTTATATTTGACAATTGGTCAATTATACACAATGTTCCAAGCGATGCGAGATTAATCGGTATAGGTTTAGACTTTGGATATACTAATGACCCTACCGCAATAGTAGAGGTGTATAAATACAATGATAAACGAATATTAAATGAGGTTGCTTATAGAACTGGGATGCTTAATGGGGATATTGCTAAGCTATTGCCTAAAAACACTTTTATATACGCAGATAGTGCTGAACCTAAGTCAATAGAAGAAATACGTAGAACAGGCGTAAACATATTGCCTGTTACTAAAGGTGCTGATTCTATTATATACGGTATTCAAACGATGCAGACACAGGAGTATTTAATAACTTCTAAATCTAAAAACGTTATTAATGAGTTCCAAAAATACATTTGGTCAAAGGATAAAAACGGCGATACAAACAATAAACCAATAGATAATTATAACCACGCAATCGATGCTATAAGATATCACGAAATGATGTCTTTAGGACTTAAACGAACATTTGGTATTTATTAAATGGTTATTATAGATTTTATTTATTAACTTTGACATTTATATAAATTCTAACTATACAAATGGGTTTAACTTTACGTAATCCTTTCACTTTTAATAGCGATAAGGTAAATAAATACAATAAGGCTTTTTTACATTTATTCGGCATGTCTACGGCATCGTATGATGATAAAGCGATTACATACATTGAAAAAGGCTATAAGATGAACCCAATCGTTTATTCGGTGGTCAATCAAATATCTATTAAGGCTTCATCAATACCTTTTTACATTAAGAAGATTGATAATAAGCAAGAAAAACAAAAAAGGGATAACTTAATTAAAGCGGTTAATTACAATCCTACACCTCAGCAACAGATTAAACGCATATTACTAGAAAGTAAAGCATTTAAAGAGGATTATTTAGATATCCCTTTAGAAAAGCCAAATCCTTTACAGAATTGGAATGAGTTTGTGTCTTTATACGAAACGTTCATGTGTACAACAGGAAATGCTTACATTTACTTGCTTTCACCTAGTGAGGGGCAAAATGCAGGCGTGCCTATAGCCTGGTACTTGTTACCTTCTCAATTAATGGAAATACATGTTAAAAGTAATGCAGATACCTTAGATATAGAAAGCCCTGTAAGCCATTACACATTGACAATGGGGCAGCAGGATATAAGGTTTGAAGAAGATAAAGTAATTCATATAAAATACGCTAACCCTTCATTTGACGAGGTAGGTGAGCATTTATACGGTGTATCGCCTTTAAGAGCGTCTTTAAAGAATATTGAAAGTTCTAATGAAGCGTTAGGGCTAAACGTTAAGACGCTTAAAAATGGTGGTGCATTTGGATTTATTCACTCTAAAGGAGGTGGTTTATTAGATGATCAAGCTAAGGCAATAAAAGAAAGAGTTTTAGAAATGGATTCTGATACACGTAGAATGTCAAACATATTAGCAACAAGTGGAGAGTTAGGATTTACTAGAATGAGCTTAACAGCTGATGAATTAAAGCCATTTGACTATCTTAGATACGATATGAAGATGATATGTAATTCTTTAGGCTGGGATGATAAAATGATGGGTAATGATGACGGATCGAAATATGATAACTTTGGTATTGCAATGCGTAAAGGTATTACGAATAAAATAATGCCAGACCTAAAGTTATTAGAACAAGCGATAAATACTCAAATACTACCTAAATATAAAAACTATCAAAATACTGTTTGGGAATTTGATATTAACGAATTACCAGAAATGCAAGTTGATATGGCTATGATGGCTGGTTGGATAAGCACTTATATAGACAAGGGAATTATAACACGTAACGAGGCTCGAATAGCTAGTAAGTTTGTGATTAGTGATGACATTAACATGAATGAATTTACTGTTCAGAGCGATATATTAACCTTAGCGCAGTCATTAGATGATTTACCAACAATAGGCAATGATGAAGGCATATAGAAGCACCTGGTTAAAGTTACATTCTAAATATGAAAATAAAGCACGTATAATATTTCAAAATGAGTTTAAAGCCATAGCAAGAAAGATACCTTTTGAAACTATGGACCTAGAAAACTACGAGGTGTTTACTTCTTTTTATATTGAACGAAAAGACGTGTTTAATGCGTATTTAAAAGTATATACAGAAATAGGTGGTAATCATGGTAAAAGGGTTGGTGCTGAAATAAACAAGCAAATAAACGAAAAAAACTTTACTATTACTTCTTTCTTAAATGAGTTTCAAAATACCCTTATTAATTGGCTTAATCAATTTGGGGGGCAAAGAATAGTGAGCGTAAGGCAAAATTATATATCTTATATAAATGAACTAATTGCTAAGGGAATTACGGACGGTAAAACAATACCTATAATTGCTACTGATTTAACTAAAATAATAAACAGCCGTAACTTTTATAGATGGCAATCGTTAAGAATTGCAAGGACAGAAACAACAACTGCATCGAATTACGCTGCGACTGTTGCTAGTTCTGTTAGTGGTGTTTTAATGGATAAGATATGGATATCTGCACAAGATAACCGAACAAGACGACCGCCAGACAGTAAGTTTGACCACTTTAGTATGAATGGAACACGTGTTTCTTTAGACAAACCATTTAATGTAGGTGGTGAGTTAATTATGTTTGCAGGTGCGCCAACAAACGTAAACGGAACTAAAACAAGTGGAGGTAACGTAATTAATTGCAGATGCGTAAACGCTCAGTTAGTTAGACGTGATAAAGACGGTAAAATAATGAGGGTTTAAATTACGTACTATAAATAAATACTATTATTATCAAGGTTATAATAAATAATATCTATATTTGTGGTAATTATGGATAGAATAGGATTTAAACAGGTATCTATTGATATCAAAGATTTTGACGAAGCCAAGGGTGTAGTGAAGGCATACGCTAACACATACGACTTTAAAGATAGTGATGGCGATATTAGCGCAAAGGGTTCATTTACTAAAACAGTAAGCGAGAATTACAGACGTATTCGCGTATTAAAAGACCACATACCTACAATTAGTTTAGGTGTGCCTTTGGAAATTGATGCAAAAGATAACTATGGCTTACTCACCACTACTCAGTTTAACCTTAAGAAAGAAGTTTCTAGAGATATGTTTACTGATATTCAGTTAATGAAAGATAACGGCTTAAATGCTGAATTATCTATTGGCTATAACGTAAAAATGAGAGATGCAACTAATAAAGCTATAATTAAAGAATATAAATTATTTGAGTACTCTTTCTTGTCTAGTTGGGCAGCAAATGAAATGAGTATGGTAGAGGATATAAAAAGTATAAAGTCAACTTATGGTTTACTTGAATTAATAGAAAAGTCTTACAATTTGGACTACTCAGATACTAGGCTGAAACAAATTGAAACATTACTAAAATCACTTTCTGATGAGCCGATATTAGATATCACTTTAAAAGATGAGCCGATTATATTAGACAATACAAACGAAATATTAACGAATTTTATCAAATCATTATAAAAGATGGATTTAGAAGTGCAATTAAAAGATTTAGCTGAAAAACTAGAAGGCAAATCAAAAAATGAAGTAAAAGGTGCGATTGATGCATTTGAATTAAAGCATAAAGAAGCTATTGAGTTAGCTGTAAAAGAAGTAAAAGATACTTTAGGTGCTGAATTAAAATCGATCCAAGAACACGCTGACAAGTTAGACGTAAAGTTACAGTCTAAAGTAAAAAGTGAAGCTAAATATGTAGACAATATTAAAGCAGCTATTTTAGAGAATGCAAATTCTATTAAGAACATTAATGAAAGTAAAGTAAGTGTTAAGGCTGTTGGTGATATGACAACTGGTAACTTGACAGGTGATGAGCCGAGAAGTTACAACTATGATATCGTTGCATTTCCTTCGCAGAAATTAAACGTTGCTGACTTAGTAGGTTCGGTAAACATTGATGGAGGTACTTATACCTTTACTAGAGAAACAGGGTCTGAGGGTTCTATTGGAGCGCAAACAGAAGGTAGTTCTAAAAACGCTATTGATTACGATTTCTCTACTGTTGATATAACGACTGACTTTATTGCTGGTTTTGCTCGTTACTCTAAGAAAATGAGAAATAACCTATCTTACATTGCATCTGCAATTCCTGACTTATTACGTAGAGATTACTTTAAGTCTGAAAACGCTGCATTCAATACCGTATTGGCAGCATCTGCAACAGCATCTTCTGAAATCATTACAGGTAAGACTAAAGTTGAAATGTTAGTAAACGAAATTAGCAAACAAGAAGAAGCTAACTATGATGTTACTGGTATAGTTGTAAGACCTGCTGATTATTACGGGATATTAAAAACTCCTAAAGATGATTTAGCAGCAATTGTAAGTTACGAAAACGGTGTGTTAAGAGTTAATGGAATCCAATTGTTTAAAGCGAATTGGTTGGCTGCTAACAAGTATTACATTGGCGACTGGTCAAGGGTTAATAAAATTAACACTGAGGGATTGTCTTTACAGTTTTCTGATGTTGAAGGTACTAACTTTGTGAAGAACAACATTACTGCTAGGATTGAATCTCAAACGGCTTTAGCTGTTGAGCAGCCTTTAGCTTTAATCTATGGTGATTTTACTGCGGTTTAGTTATTATATTAAATAAAAAAAACCCGATAATTAGATTTATCGGGTTTTTTTACGTATAAAGATTTAATTTTGTATCTTTGAATATGATAGTAATTATAAAAGAATGTTTTAGTATATCGTTGAAAAGAATACTAAAAGTAAACGAGAAAATATCCTTTAGTGAAGAAACAGAACAAGCTATTATTAATAGCGGTTTTGCTTTGCACATCAAAGAAACTAAAGAGAAGAAAATAACGATTAAAAAGAAATAATAATGAATAATTTAGTTAAAAATAATAAAACCTATAACAAACAATTTTTTGTAGGAGCCCCAGCGGCGGGATTTGTTAGAAAATACATATATAACACGGGGCAAAGTGCTTGGTATTTAACAACTTAAAATATGGCTTATCTAGATATTATAACTTTATCTGATGCAAAGAACTATTTAAAAGTTGATGATAGTTTAACGGAAGATGATAACAACATTACTAGAATGATTAAGGCATCATTGATAGAGGTTGAGCGAATGACAAACATTCATTTAATTGCTAAAAGTAAAACTTATTATTTCAGTAACTTTTGCGCATTGGTATACGATTACCCTATAAACACGTTAACGTCGCCTATAACAGCTATAAGAGAGGAAATAACGCAATACAGTATTTATGTTGCACAAAACATTACAGACTTGCAGTTGGTTTTAAATATAGGGTATGTTAATGTTGCTGATGTGCCACAAGATTTAATTGAGGTGGCTTATGAAATGATTGATATCATGTATTATAACAAAGAAGGTAAACTATCTAATTTAGCTAAAATGACTTTAGACGGTTACAAAAGATTTATAATCTAATGAATAGTAGAAGGTTAACTAAAAGGTTTGAGTTATGGCAAACAACCAATGAACGTAATGTTTATGGTGGTGGAGTTGCTGGTACAGATACTTTAATAACTTCTAGTTGGGCTGAAATAAAGACAGCAAATGCAAAGAGTACGTTTAGGTCAACAGACAACGGAATTACTAATGCAACAAATCAAATAGTTATATTAACAAGAAAAAGAGAAGATTTAACTTACAATAACTTAAACCAATATATAAAATATAGAGGCGATAAATACATAGTATCAAACCAACCATACGAAGTTAACTTTGATAACATGTATATTGAAATAGTAGCTACTAAGGTAGAGTTAAAATCAGTTACTACATTAACACCTATATAATGGCATTAAAAGGCCTTAAAAATGTATTATCTGATTTAAAAAAGTTTGGCAAAGAGGCTGAAATAGAAATACACGAAATAACAGCAGACAATGCTACATTAATAGCAGTTGATGCAATTCAGAGAGCTCCAGTAGATTTAGGTAAGTTAAGGCAAGGAATAAAAGCAATTGAGTTAGGAAAATCTGATTTTAAAATAATGGCAAATGCTACGGGATTAGCGCCTTATTCTGCTTACATGGAATTTGGAACAGGTAGAGCTGTGCAAGTGCCAACTGAATTAAAAGAAATAGCAATATTGTTTAAAGGTAAAGGAGTTAAGGAAATTAACTTACAACCTCAGCCATATTTATACCCCGCATTTGTAAAAGGGCGTAAAAAGTATTTACAAGATTTAAAAGATTTACTAGAACATTTAACAAATAAATATAAATGAATAAAGCACTACCAGACAAATGGGTCAGAAAAGCCGTTTATGCTGTTTTAAACAATATTGTAGTAGACACCTTTACTATACCCTGTTACGACAGTAGAGTTAGCGGAAGTGTTATACCAGCGCATTTTATATTGATGACTACGCAAACAAACCAAGTACAAAAGGCTAATAAATGCGAGTCCTCTTATGAATCATCTATATTAATTGATGTTATAACCTCTTATCAATCGAATGGTAATACTGGTGATAGGTTATTAGCGGACAATATAATGGACAGCGTGAGAAACTTAACTAACAACTTACTTTTAGACGTTAGTAGTGGTTTAACGGTTATAAATCAAACGCAAGACTTTCCTAACGATATTGTTACGATAACACAAAATGAAAATATATTCAGAAAGTTAATGAGATTAGAATTAACTATAAATTAAAACTATTAAAATAAACATTGTAATAAATAATATCTATATTTGTAGTAATTAATTAAATTAAATAAAATAAAATGAGTACGAAAATAAAAGGGGATGTTTTAATTTTATCAATTTGGAACGGAGCAGATGCTTATGAGCCAATGGGTTGTTTGACATCAAACGATTTAAATTTTACAACAAACGTAATTGAAAGCCAAGATAAATGTAGTCCTGGTATCATTCAGAGGGTAGCGGGTTCATCAAGTTCAGAGGTTTCTTTTGAGTGTGAGTATATTTTAGATGAATCTGGAAAAACTAACTATGCCTATTTATTTACTAAAATAAATACAATAAACGGAACTAATCAAGATTGGAAAATTACAACGGGGCAAACTACGCCTGTAAGTTGGTATGGTAACGCTGTTTTATCTGATTTAAGTTTATCAGCTCCAAGCGGTGGTGAGTTTGCTACGTGGTCTGGTACTTTACAGAATAGCGGTTTAGTAGTTTTAGTTGACCCAAACGCATAATATGA